GGGAGCCGCTCCGCGCTACCCGTGGGGCGTGCATGGTTGGGAGCCTGGGGGGCGGCGGCGTCCAGGGCGTCCAGGAAGGGGCATGGTCGGAGATGCCCTAGAGGCTGTCCAGGATGCGTTGTACGGAGTCTCGTCCATGTTGGGGTACGGCGGGGGGGGTAGCGTAGTCGGGGCGCTTGTGGGGGCCTGGAGGCATCCAGGAACAGACGTGCCCGCGCGTGAACGGTTCGGACCGGCCGGTTCCGAACCCGAACCCGAACCCGAACCCGGTCCTGGTTCCGGTTCCGGCTCCGGCTCCGGTCCGGGGGGGGAGGGTTCAGCCTCACCTATAGTCTTTCATCCAGCCACGCCCGTAGTTTATGGTTCAGCCACGAGCGTAGGGCCCCCCCCTTGTCAACATAGAACCACCCGTACTTGTACAACCCAACACGCATCGCCTTGACGTTTCGGCCCATATCCTGAATTATTGGGTATCCCACCCAAAAGGAGCCGGTATGGCAGTCAATGGAACAGATGTCCTTCTACAGGACTCCACGGAATCAGTTGAGCAGATACGGGGCAGGATGAAGTTTTACCATGTAGGCGATCCAGTCAGGAGGGATATGGACCGGATTTGCGGTGTGGTAGACAGGTGGGTCAATCACGCATCGGAGCCTGAGGGGATGCACACTACCGCATATATCGAACCTACATCGGCACAAGTAGTGGGTGCTTACCTCGACGAGAATGACATCAAGCTACTCCCGTGGCAGCGCAAGAGGCTCGGATTGGGGCCGAAGACTTAGAACACCCCAAAACAGGCAGCAAGTGGCTTTGTTCTGCCATTTTTTCTGAGAATTTTCCTAGACTATGAACAGATCCAGAACAAAAGTAATACAGTAAACCAGAAATACTAACTACCATGTCAGATTGATGAAGCTGTTCGGGTTGATCGCCGGGTCGGTCGCGCTGGGTATCATCGTCGCCGCGAGCTTTCTGCCGCAGGTGACTGAGGATGGGGTGGTGGGATTCAGGGCGTGGGCCGAGGAGCGGATGAAGTACCGCCATTTCGGGAGATTGGAGCAAGCTGGCCTGGCTAGGTTTGAATCCTACAAGATGTCCAGACGGGTAACGACCGATTGAAGACCACGATGTCCATCTGGGTGGGCTGTTAGGAGCACCGGGAGTGCCTGATATGCCAGCGCGTCTAAACGAATCCAGCGAGATCACGATCCCACTCCGTAACCTGATTGCGCTCGTGCTCGCCACGGGTGTAGCTGTGATGGGCTACTTCAACATCACGGAACGTCTGAATTTTTTGGAGCATAACTCGGATCTGCTCACGATCAGCGTAGAGGCTAATTCTGAGTTTCGGACGCTCTGGCCCAGGGGTGAGCTGGGTGCGCTGCCTGACGATGCGGAGCAGAATCTGAGGTTGACGTACCTGGAAGAGCTGATCCGCGAGCTACGATCCGAACTTGACCGCCTGACTGACTGACGGGTAGGTTTCCGATAACTGGAGGTAATCATGGCGAACGGATTGAAGGGCTTCAAGGGTGCGATCAGCGACAAGGAATTGGAGAGGGCGAAGCGGGCTGCCTCTAAGAAGCGGCTTGCCTCTGAGGATGTAATGGTGTCTAAGCTGTCTCCGAAGACTCCGAAGAATGGTAGGCTGAAGAAACTCCTGGGGATGACCAAGCGTCCTACCACCGCCGGTCAGGAGAAGTTCGGTGATGTCGGTATTTCTGGCCGGGACTTCAAGGGCGCTATCAGCGAGAGGGAGTTGGAAGAGGCAAAACGCGCTGCGGGATACTGATGGCGAAGCTCACCACCGAACAGCGCAAGCGGATGAAGTCGTCCTCGTTTGCGCTCCCACGGCAGCGGGCTTACCCGATCAACGATCTCGCTCACGCCCGTATGGCGCTCGCTATGGTCGCAGCCCACGGCACTGACGCCGAGAAATCGAAGGTCAAACGAGCCGTCGAGAAGAAGTACCCGTCGCTGAAGAAAGACAAAAAGTAGGTGTCCCCTCTGGTCGCGTTCATCGTTGGCGCTATGGCGGGAAACATCGTCGGCATGTGTCTCACGTTGTTGCTCTTTACGTTTCTGGTTGCCGTTGACGGTGACGATGCCATTTAGGGTTAGGGGTAAGGAGGTCCAGGTACTACGGCCAGTAGGCTGGAGAACGCTCGAAGTGTACGGGAGCCGAGCGGTAGCGAAAAAACAGCTCATGGCATTGCTCCGGTCCCATGCCAAGCTAAGACCTCCACCCGCGAGCCCCTCGCCAGCCCCCGAAAAAATCTCAAAAGATTTTCGGGATAAGCCCGAGGAGGAAACATCCACCGATACGCTCGTGGAGCCAAACGGCCCCAGAGGGTGGCAATTGGTGGGGGGATGGCACTTGATAGGGGTGAGACACTGGGTGGGGTTGGACTCCGATTCTAAGCCTTGGGTTGCATGGCTAGTCTGAGGCGCTGCTCCTGCGGGTACTTCCTAGAGCCTGGAGTCATAGCTTGTGCTGGATGTCTCAGTGACGTTGATGTTATCGCTCCCGGCTCGGCCCCCATCAAAGCTCCAGTAACGGAAAAGCGTCCGAGCGGGTACGAGGCTCGCCAGGTTCGATCTTTGTGCGGGCGTGTACTTGGGCCTACATGGTGATGAGGGGGAATGGTGCCGTATAGGATAAGAGGCAATACGGTCGAGGTGAGTCGGCCCAAGGGCTGGGTGAAGGTCAAGACCCATCGCAGCAAGGAAGCGGCGAAGAAACATCTGGCTGCTCTCAAACAAAACGTCAAGCATACCGGCTACCCCAAGCGCAAACGGTGAACTACGAGGCGTCCATCGAAGAGATGCGAGCAGATCCGACCCTGTTCGTGGAAGGGATGCTTGGCGCTGAGCCTGACGAATGGCAAGCCCAAGTCATGGCTGCGGTAGCAGCAGAGAATCGCGGGATCAGCATCAGGTCAGGACACGGTGTCGGCAAGACGAGTTGCCTGTCATGGCTCGCGCTCTGGTGGATCGGCACTCATTACCATGCAAAAGTAGTGATCACCGCTCCTACGTCAGCGCAGTTACATGATGCACTGCTGCCAGAAGCGAAATCATGGCTGAAACAAGCTCCAGCCGGTTTCCGCGATCTATTCAACGTCAAATCCGACCGCATAGAATTGATCGCAGATCCCGAACGCAACTTCATATCCGCAAAAACCAGCAGGGCCGAACAGCCAGATGCGCTGCAAGGTGTCCACGCCGATCACGTTCTTCTTATCTGCGATGAAGCGAGCGGTGTGCCCGAACAGGTTTACGAGGCGGCTGGCGGTTCGATGTCCGCGCATCACGCCTCAATGGTGCTCGCCGGTAACCCGATCAGGAGTACCGGCTATTTCTACGATACCTTCCATAAGCTCGCTGATCGGTGGAAAACCTTCCACATATCTTGCGAGAATACGAAGCGTGTGTCCAAGGAGTACATCGAAGAATGTCGGTTGCGCTACGGCGAGGAGTCTAACACCTACCGTGTCCGTGTCCTTGGAGAATTTCCGAAGGGCGATGATGATACGGTTATCCCGCAGGATTTGGTGGCTGAAGCGATTAGTCGTGATATAGAACCGACAAAATTCGGGCCTACGATCTGGGGCGTCGATGTCGCACGGTTCGGTGCCGATTCGTCTGCGCTCTGTAAGCGAAAAGGAAACGCGGTCACAGAATCCATTCGGTTATGGCGCAACCTGGACACGATGCAGTTGACGGGTGCGATCAAGGCTGAGTACGATGCGAGCGTCGAGAAGCCGGTCGAGATCTTCGTGGATGCCATCGGGTTGGGTGCCGGTGTGGCCGATAGGCTGCGTGAGCTTAAATTACCGGCCTACGCGATCAACGTCAGCGAAAGCCCGGCGATGGGCGAGCATTACCTGAACCTTCGGGCAGAACTCTGGTACAAGGCGAAAGGCTGGCTGGAAGGTCGGGATGTCAGGCTGCCGAAAGATGAGTCGCTGAAGACAGAATTGACTACCGTGCGCTACAACTATACATCTAGTGGCAGAGTGAAAATCGAAGCGAAAGCCGACCTGAAGCGCAGGGGTGTCGCTTCACCCGACAGTGCCGATGCCTTCGTTTTGACGTTCGCGTCCGATGCCGGAACAGCTATGGGTGGACGGGCGGGTAGCCATGTGGGTAGTATTAAGCGGAATTTGGTGGGGGTGGTTTAGGGGGCTGGCCCGATGGGATGGTGGTCCTATGGGCTATCTTAAACGACCGAAGCTAGGCAGTTTGCCCCGGTGTGCTCCGCCGGTCCAAACAGGTGCCCCTAGATCACGGGATTGGTGTGAGGGTAGTAAAAGGAAGCAGGAAGTCTGAAGCACGGCCTACTTGGAATCCAGGGGGATGCTCACCTCTGCCGAGTGCTAAGGCGGTGTGAGAGGGAGGAGGGTATGTCCCCTGCTCCCCATACATCTGAGAGGCTAGGAGCGGGGAAGTTGCACCGCCGAGAGGTTCGCGCCAGTTAGGCCAACCGGGTACTCAGTCCGGCCCTGACAAGTTCTGACGCGACCAGAGCAACTGTACACCCTAAGTGGGGTGGGGGCTTCGGCCCCTGCCCCGCATAGGGTGCCACACGAATCTTTCGGGATGACGAGCTATTGGCCTACATAGACGAAGCTGAAACTGAAGCTGGCGTGGGGATGAGCGAGGCCGACCTGCAAGCAGTGGTTGCCTCCTACATCTCTGACGCGATTCAGTACATCGACGACGATATCTCGCCCGTCAGGGCAGAATCCACCAAATACTATCGCGGCGATCCCTTCGGCAACGAGGTCGATGGCCGTTCCCAGGTCGTCAGCCGCGATGTGCGCGATTCCGTGCAAGCTGTGTTGCCTTCGATGATGCGCGTTTTCTTTGGTTCCGAGAAGGTGGTCGAGTTCGTGCCACGCAACGCGAACGACATGGCGATGAGCGAACAGGCGACCGATTATCTGAATTACATCGTTAGGCAGGACAACGATGCGATAGGGATCTTCTACAGCGTGTTTAAGGACGCGCTGATGAATAAGGGCGGCTTCGTGAAGTGGTGGTGGGACGACAGCATCGAAGTTCATACCCATACCTTTGAGGGGTTGGACGAAGGTGCGCTCGGTCTGATCCTGCAA